ACCTGGGCAACAGGTTGCTGTTGTACACGGTGAAACGGTCGATCATACCCACGCGGCCGTTACGAAGCGGGCTTGAACCGTCGCCGGTCAGGCTCGCGTCCTTGATGTCGGACAGCTTCAGCAGCGTGGTCGTCCAGTACGGCAACACCAGGAAGCGATCACTCTCGGGGACGTTCTGCTCATCCAGCACCTGCCCCATGTAGAGGATGGTGTCCAGGATGTTGGTGCTAGTGATCGCCAGCGGGGTGCCAGTCACACCCAGGTCGATGGTGCCAGAGATACGACCGGCAGTGTCGCCCTTGTTTGAGGCGTCAATGTCAGGCACGACAGAACTGAGCACACGGGTGTCCAGAACAATCTTCAGCTCTTCGGCGGCATCACGAGCCCACAGGTTCATCTGGTCGATGTCCTGCTGCTTAGTAACGATGTCGTCAATGATGGTGGACCAGTACAGGCCCTTGTCGATCAACAGGTCCATGGTCGGTGCTTCCGGGCGCTGGTGCTGCAGCGTCTGGCCGATCTTGTAGTCGTTGATCTCCAGTGTCGGAGTCGTACGGATGATCACCTTGTCGCCTTGCGAGCTAATTTCGCCCTCGTAGTCGGTGTTGGTGATCTGCGTGAGCACGGTCTGGTCGTAGTATTTCTCGACCAGCTTGGTGCTCCAGATTTCGGGGATAAAGGTACCCGAGTAACTCGGATGCCCTGCTACTGTTGGATAAGCCATCGTACGGCTCCTTGAAGTTTACCTAGCTAAGTCTACTCGACCTTCTCGCTGAGCGGCTGCGATCTCCCGCTCTTTACGCGCAAACTCATCAGCTGGAAACTGCTTCTTGTTTACGTAGGTCGAAACGATTTCAGAACGTGTCCACGTTTTCTTTTCGTCTGACCGGCTTTCAGGCGTCGGAGTCTTACGGGCCTTTCCAGGAGACACTTGGCGGTCCAGCTGATCCTTACGAGTCTGTGCAGGGGCGTCACGCTGAGTCTGAGCCGCTTCAGTTCGACCGGCATAGTCGTTGAAGAACTCACTGACTGTCTTCACGTCTTTGCTAGAAGCGGCTTTTACAAACACCTGCTTGCGAGCTGACGATTCGTCCAGCCACTCCATGAAACTCGGGTCATCATCCAGCTCACGCCACGTGGGCGCTAATTTGTCTAGCTTGGATTCAAACGTCTCCTGCGCAGACACGTTAGCTGTCTGCGAAACACCTTTCAGCTCATTGCGAAGCTCATCGAATTGACGTTGGAGGCTATGGCCGAACTGGTTGATCTCTTCCCGCGCAGCACGTCGGGACATGTCAATCAGGTCGCTGCCAAAGGCATCCTCGTCTGTCTTCGTGATATGCGCCTCTGAACTGTTTTGGTCCTGGTGGTCCTGAGTCCCGCCCTGCTGGGCTTGGGACTGTTGCTCCTGCAGACCAGCAAACAACTCGTGCAGTTGCTGAATCTGCTTATCTCTCGCCTGAATCATACCGTCCAGACTGCGATACCGCTGTTCCCACTTATCTGCGTCAGCGTTCCGCTTGGCAGCATCGGGGGCAGAGGAATCATGATCAGTGGTCCCAGGCTCGTTCTGTGCAGTACCTGGATCATTGACCGGTTGTGTCCCAAGCCCCTGCTCGCTGTCGTTGGGCGCAGTGATAGCAGAAGTCGAATCAGCCTCAGTGGTAGGCTGGCCCTCATCTGTTTCCCGCTGGCCCAGACTTGCGATCATCTGGTCGGCTTGCTTTGCGTCACGCTTGATGCTTCCCATAGACATCTAGGCTACTCCTATGCGGTGCCGTATTAACGCTTTCCGCTTTTGGTGGGGCCTTCGATACAGTCAAGCAGATTCTGGTAGGCTTGGGCGTGGCCCTGAATAATCCTGAAAGCCTCTGAATCAGCCACCGTAACTAGGCGGTGCTTCGTATCGTCTAAGCAAGCCTGCACGTACTCTCGTACCCCGCTATCGGTAGGTAAGTCCGCTAATGCTCTGGCTTGCTGCGCTGTTGGTTGTATCATATCACAAATATGCTCTCAGTATAGCCCGCAGTCAAGGGGTTAGCGAGTTCTGCGAGAAATTGTCGGTGACGGGAGCGCCGTTGTCCAGTGTCTCTCCAGAGACGGACCCACTAGCCTGCGGTCCTTGTTGGCCTCCGGCCTGCCCCTCCGGTGTGGCGCCAGCTGCCTGCGTGGCCTTCTGAGACTCCTTCAGCTGATCCATTTCATCCCGCGATGGTACGATCCTGTTGACATCCAACTCCAGACCTCTGGCCACTTCGCGCAGCACCTCGGCGCGGCCTCCCAGGCCGACAATCTGACTGTCAATCGGGTTGGCTGTGATGTTGAGGAACTCGTTCCTGCGAAGCTGCAGAGTCTCAAGCTGCATGAGGGATACGGCGCCTCGTGCCACCACCTGCGCATCGCCTTTCAGGGTATCGTCCTCTGCGTACAGCATATTGTGTGTGTACAGCTTGCTGAGGAGCGGCTTTATGATGTCGCCATCTATGTTGCTCACCACCCCTTTCAGACCTTTGTTTGCAGCATCCATCAGCATTGACAGGCCAGACGCTGTGCGGCCTGCGCCGGATGCTTGCTCTGACCCAGCCATGTACCGAGGCACAAGCGAAAAATCGTCTGCGAATTTATAGAAGTTCTCGATTACGTTTAGCAACTCAGTAGCGTTAGACTCGGGCTGGAAGAACTGGATGGCGTCTTCTTTACTGCCGACCTGGGCCTCAATCAACTGCCACACTTTAAGAGGGTGCATCTGAGAGATGTCTTCCCCTGCGGGCAGGCGATCAACGTTGACCCCGATCTGCGGGCCAGAAGCGAACCCCATGTTGTTTACCAAGGCTCGAACCGCTGCGTTCACGATGTTCTGAATGTCATTAAGTACGTCAGGGATACCAAAGCCCCAGAACTCTCCGGGTAGCACCTCATAACATGTCTTGTGGTACGGGCGTGCGCCCAAGGGATCATAGTTAAGCTGTGCCTTGATTACCCATCTGCCTACCATCCAGACGTTGGCCTCGTAGGTAGCGTCAGGGTCGTCCACATCCTCACTACCCCACCGAATCAAGTCCTCTCCCTTCACAGGGCCGTTGTACTCAAGCGCGTCAATATCGAACGCTTTGCGCTGCAGGGAGTACGGCACGTCGTCCTTCTCAAGATCGTGCTCCTCGTGAATCCCCATCCAGTTGTGCAGTCCGCCCTCACCGTTCTCCCTCAGCACAGTGCGAATAGCATCTTCGTCAAACCCTGGAGCACCAATAAGCTCGTACAGGTCTGTGTGGCTGAACGTGTGGTGCTCGAAGATGTAGCCCTCTTGTGGGGACGTGGAGCCTGCTGAGGGGTAGATACGAAACGGATCAACGCGCTCAAACTCCTCGGTGATCTCCTCCACTACATGAGGCTCTACCTTCCCCAGCTCACTCTGCCATGTCAGTTTCTTGCTCTTACGCAGAATGGGGCCTTTCAGTAGGGCCGCAGGGTACACAACGAGGTCTGCAATAAACTCGCCAAGGCCGTGGATGAAGTCCCCCTCAATCAGCTGGTCCTCCATCTTGTTTTCCATACGCCGCGTAGAGATACGTGCTTCTTCTTGAAGCCGCTCCTCCATCGCGTCCATGTACCGCGCCATACTTGCGCGTACGATCTCTTGCTCCGGCATCTGCCCACTATCTGTGTACAGCGTCGCTACTTCGCGGGCCACCTGCTGTTTTACTTGCTCCATAACGTCCGGCGGGAAGTCTGGCTTAGGTGTAGGGCTGAGCGTCCAGGGCTTTTCTGTCTGGCCCAGGAACACGTCACGCAGCCATGCCTCTACGATGCGGCACTTGTTTGCCGTGATGCGTGCGTACTCTTCTGACCCACCATATTCTCGAATGGCTGCCAGCTTAGACGGATCATACTCTCCCAGGCGAGCCCTGTGGGCTCTGCGCAGACGGGGCAGGACATACTGCTTGGCTTGCCGAGCGTCCTCCCACTGGTCCATGACAAACTTCGACAGACCCTGAAGCAGAGGCCGATCATTGGCCTCCTGCGCGTCTTGGCGCTCCTGCCCCATCTGTTCCCTGCGATCAAGCTCGGCGTTGCCGACTACTTGAACCAGTCCGATTGCACTAGCCATGGTCAGCCCCTATGATGGTATTTCACCTGAAAGTACGTATGATTCAGAGCAGCTAGATGTCGCTCCAATGGACTGCGTCATACTGTTACTAACGCTGGCGCTGGCGTTTACCGCGCTGAGCGCTGACGCTGCCAACTGTGAGTATGACTGGCTCGCCGCTCTGAGTGACTCAGACCCCAGCGTCTCCGCCAGCTGCAACTGTTGAATCTGCTGGTCTACCGCTTTCAGTTTAGCCTCTACGTCCGCTCGGCTTCGTTCGATAGTAAGTGCTGCATTAGACCGGAACCCATCCGACCTAACCTGTTCCCCCTGCACATCTACGCTATAGCGTTGAATCTCTGCCTGAAACTCTGCTACCTGCGTACGTACTTGTTCTACCTGTGCAGACACTTTTGACTGCCACGCATCAACGTTCGCCCTGTACTGTTCTGTCACAGACTCGTTGTAGGCGTTCTGTGCACCCACCTTAGTGCCCTGCGCATCCATCTCTGTGCCAAAGGCCCGTACCCTCTCCCCGTACGCACTTACCTGAGAATTAAAGATGCGGGACTTTACTTCCTCCGCCCCTACCTTGGTAGCGTACGCGTCGTACTGTATCTTCTGCCCCTGCCACTCTGCGGTGTAGGCATCAATCCTGCCTTTGTACAGCTCCATCTCCCCTATCTGGGCACGTACCAGCCCGTTGGCGCCCTCTATCTGCGCCTTATAGATGTCCACGTTGGCCAAAACCGCTCGTAGCTGCACCTCGTAGATGTCCACGCGCTGCTGGTTGATCTCCCCGCGCACCCGCTCAGCCTCAAGCTGTGTGCGGAACACTTCAAGCCGGGTCAGCTCAATCTGTACGCGCTCCCGGAGTGCCTGAACGTCTGTCTGGTAAATCTGAAGGTGCGCGTTGAGAACTTCGATGCGTGCAGACAGCAGCTGACGAGCCACTTCATAAGAGTTGCTGACGACTGACCGTGCAGCGTCTGTGACACGCACATACGCCTCGAAGCGCTGGCCCTCAAGCCGCACGCCCTGCTCTACAGTGAACCGCAGGTTCTCGATCTCTTTCTCGTGGAGCTGGATGGTCAGCTCACGGTTGATCCGGCCACGCTCTGTGCGGTTGGCCCTACGAATTTCCCCCTCACGCGCCAGCAGCGTCGATCCAGGCAGTGAGAACCCCCTGGCAGCCCACTCGCCCTGGGCCTGCCGGATGGCCTGCTCACTGGACATCTCTTCGCGGCCTATGCCCCGGTCGAACAACGCCTGCTCAATGGCGGCTGGCAGTCCTGTGCCGCCCTGCAGCATTGTGGCCCAACGATCCCTGACGGCGACGCTGTCCGAGTCGAAAGCCAAGTAGTCATTGAGGTAGCTGGTGGCCAACTGGCCTGTGTCAGTAATCAGGTTGTTTTCGTAGATGTGCTCGTAGGGCAGGT